TGGAAAGTAATCTGACTGCAAACTCTGCAAGGATTTTAACTGTAACAAACAATTTGACTTCAAATGCAGCAAGAATTACAAATTTGGAAAGTAATCTGACTTCAAATGCAGCAAGAATTACAAATTTGGAAAGTTCTACTTTAACTATTGGTGGTGCTAAAACATTTTCAAATATTGTTACAGTATCAAACACAACCCCATCCACTTCAACCGCAACTGGAGCCATTGTCGTCTCAGGGGGTCTTGGAGTTGCTCAAAATATTACTACAAGTAACCTATCTGTGGTCAACGCAGCCAAAATTCTAAACATTACGGCGCAGCCAAACGTGTATACGCAAACTGCTAAACTTGACTCCCTCGTAGTTAACTTTGATACTACAGCAAGTATGATAACATATGGTGCATCAACTGTAGTAAATAGTGCATATTTAGGAGTCGATGGAGCCCTTGTCAATGGGGCTACATATTCACCGAGCACTATGGCATTTGTAGTAGATGGTGTAGACGATTATGTGAGTGGAACACTACCGAGTACTGCTACGGGGGCTTGGCCTCACACGGTGAGTATGTGGTTCAATCGAACTGTTGCCAAAGCTCCAACTGGAAATGATTATCTATTTAGAGCTGGTGCATTATCAACTGCAGCTATGACATCATTACTCATTAATAATAATGTTATACGTTCAAATGCGTTTGGAACTGGAAATGAAACTATTGGTAGCACAACAATTGCACTTAATACATGGTATCACCTCGCACTTACGTATGGTGGTGGTGCGTGGAGTCCTACAAATGTAAAATTGTACGTCAATGGTGTTCTAGAAGGAGGTGGTACTGGTGGTACAGGTGCTGGTACAACAGCACTAACTCTTGCAGCTTCATCTCCATTTCAAATTGGTTACTCTGCGGCTGGTGAAGCTTTCGCTGGTTCTATATCTAACTTCAAAATATGGAATGGCGTTCTCACACCTGCAGAGGTTTTCCAAGAGTATTCCCTTGAACGTACTGGGAAATCTCTATCAATAACAGATACTGCAGTATGTATTGGTGGTCTAGTACCTAGAAGCCAATTAGATGTTAGAGGTTCAATTATATCGTCTGGGGCTATTGATGCCGGAACACAATTTTTGGGTCAAGCTGCCGATACAGCTAGTGCACCATCATTCTCATTTACAGCAGATACAAATTTGGGAATGTTCCGTCCAGGTACGGATGTTTTAGGCTTCACAACAGCTGGTTTGGAGAGGGCTCGTATTCTAGCAAATGGTAACTTTGGGATTGGCATGGTAAGTCCTAACTACACACTTGACGTCGGTGGGACCGCTAACGTTGGAGTATTGACAACAACGTCTGTTTCAGGGAACGGCTCGGGTCTAAGCCAGCTGAATGCGAGTAATATCGCATCTGGTACGATAGGCAACGGTCGCCTACCCTCTGCTATAAGCGTGACGTCTGTTTCAGGGAATGGCTCGGGTCTAAGCCAGCTGAATGCGAGTAATATCGCATCTGGTACGATAGGCAACGGTCGCCTACCCTCTGCTATAAGCGTGACGTCTGTTTCAGGGAATGGCTCGGGTCTAACCCAGCTGAATGGGACGAATATTTCAAGTGGAACAGTAGCAAATGCTCGTCTACCAACATCTTTAACTCTTAATTCCATATCGCTTGAAGGTGAGAATCTTGCTACGGACACTGATGTAGACGCTTCAAATAAGTCTAATACATACATACGATTCGGTTCAGCCGGAACTGGTAACGACTTGGCTTATCTTCGTCAAATTGGTGGGACTAATGCTATTCATTTAGCACTTGATTTTCACGATGACGGCAACGATTCTCGGTTCAGTATTCGTGATGTTCAATCTACAGCAAATCCAGATACAGTAGCCACACGTTTCACTGTGTTAGGAGATGGCAACGTCGGCATTGGGACGGGAAGTCCGCGGCAGAAGTTGGAAGTATATGGTAATACATTTGTGAGTTCAGAAAACTCATTCCTTCGTATTGGAGCGATTGGCTATGCGGGAACTGCCGCGGATACAACGACATATGGATTGGAACGTTCAAGAAATCAGATTTTATTTAGTACCTACCGTGATACGCAACTAGATAAAATTGGAGCAAAAATATGTGGCATAAATAAGCAGACCTATTCCAGTGCTAGTACTCGCCATCTAATTCAATCGACGGATCTCGCCTTTTATACAGTTCCACCCGATGCATCAGCATACGATGACACTGTAGAAAGATTACGTATTACAGATACTGGCAACGTCGGCATTGGGACGGTGACGCCGAACTACAAACTTCAGGTTGAAGGTTCGGGTGCATTTTCGGGTGACGTTACCACGGGGAACACACTCTACGTGGGCACGAATACGAACAACGAAGTCGCAAAAACTATTAAGTTTGGTGGTACATTTGGTGATAATGATTACGAACATTGTGTGATAGAAAATCGTGTATATACGACGGGAACGGAGTCACGAGAACTTCTGTTATTTTCTGGGAATGATCCCACCACCGATAGAATTAGGTTGAAGGGAGGTAATATTTTGTTTGATACGTACAATAGTCCTACAACAGATAGAGGAGCTACATCGACAAGGATGATTATAAATGAAGTGGGTAATGTCGGCATTGGGACGGCGACCCCTGCCTACACGTTGGACGTCGCTGGCACAGCCAACGTTGGTGCACTCACAGCGTCGTCGGCAACTGTACCAAATGATGGTGGCTTCGTGATGGCTGGAAAACCTATTAAATCCGCCAGTGGGTTAACTTGGGATAGTGTGAATATGAGATTGGGGGTAGGGGCGGCGATTCCTACGGCAAAATTACAGGTAAATACAACGGGAGCCGCGACGGATCCATCTACAGTTGGTGTTTATATATATAATACATTGATGTCAGCGAATCAAGATGCTACATTATGTGTTAGAACTGGTGGTCCAAACGCTGGTAATCCATTTATTTCGTACGATGTAGCCAATGAAAGTGGTTGGTCAACTGGTATAGATAACGCAGATAATAACTCATTTAAAATTGGAGCAAATTGGAATACTCTTACTGCCAATACAAAGTTAACTATTCTTACAAATGGCAACATCGGCATTGGAACAAACAGTCCTTCAAGAGGAAAACTTGAAGTAGTTGGTTTTTCTGGTTCAATATCTGCTCAATTCCGATATCTTTCAATCGGTGGTACCGGTCTGGCTACTGGGACAAACCAGGCGTATGGTGTGTATGCCGTTGGACGAATGGCTGCAGAAGAGTTTAATGCATATTCAGATGTTCGTATTAAGAAAAATATTCGCGATATCGTTGATAGTTCCGCATTAGATACGTTTCGACTTCTTGAACCAAAGATATACAATTATATCGATGAAGTACAAAGAGGTACGAGTAATGTATATGGATTTATTGCACAAGATGTATCGAATATCATGCCATATGCCGTTACAATAGCGCCAAGTGAAATTCCAAGTATTTTAGAACTTGCGAATGTATCACAGTCAAATGTACTTACATTCGTAAATTTCAATACATCCAATTTGGAAAGCAATACGGTTATTAAAATTATAGATGTTGATGGGAATAAACGTGATATCACTCTAGTCGAACTCATAGATGAACATACAATTCGCGTTGCCGAAGATGTGTCGAAATGGAGTAAAAGTGTCGACAATGATATTACCGAAACTATTACAGTTGATGAATACGAGGCTCTCGCTGATAAAACGGGATATGTAGCCGTTGAAGATACAGATACTTATACGAAAACAACTAGTGTACGTATAAGTGAACAAATATTTGTATATGGACAAAATATCAATGATTTCCATCATTTAAATAAAGACGCAATTTGGACAGTAGCTACCGCAGCCCTTCAAGAAGTCGATAGACAACAACAAGCTGATAAAGTAAGAATAGCCCAATTAGAATCACAACTCGCGACAGTTCTTGCACGCCTTGATGCTCTTGAGAAAGGACCTCCTTCTGACCCATAGTGTAAGAACTTACCTAAGAACATTTTCCATGAATTGAAACTGACTGGATGAGATTGCACCAGTATTAAAAAATATTTGACACGCGAGATACATATTGGAATAGTTATCGCCTGCCCAATTTGAACGACCGAGATAGGTATTCGCACGAGCTACATCTCCATAAAAGTATGATGTTTTAGTCGTTGTAACTTCTTGACCATTAACACGCTGAAGAAATGTCCAGGTGTTACCCGAACCCTGGATTCGACATCCAAAGGTTCTCCAAGTATTATTTACGATACCAGTTCCATTATAAAGTGCCTCAAAATTGCTACCTATATATAGCTCTAAATTGGTAGTAGTATTGATATCATTTCGAGCAAGCAACAGATTATCACTAGCTGGACCATTTGCGTAATCATATACGCGTTCCCAACGATCCGCATCTTTAAAATTGACACTTGAAAATGTCGAAACCCCACCATTTGTACCTATATTAAATGTAATGCTACCTGCGTTGAAGTAGTTACCCACAGTACTACTTGTACCCGTGAAAGACACAGCGTATAGACCATCTTCTCTTTTGTAAATTACTGGTAGCGTTGCCCCCCCACTTGCATAACCAGTCGTGTGCTTTGCAGCTGGACCTTGGTCGTACCAGGTGACTATGTACCCAGTGGCATATTGCAGCAACCCTTCGAGTTCAGTTATTAGACGCCCATACTTATCAAAATAGATATCTGCTTCAAGATTATCCCACGAACGCCGAATACGAATTTGTGGACCGGTATATACCCCAAAGAGACGACGCATCGCATACGCTCCTAATGCCGCAGAATATACCGAAGAACCCAATTCATCTAGGATACCTGGATTTGGTTGGATGAGAACAATACCCGAGCCACCCAAGCCACCATTACCAAACGTAGTATCTGTACCTTCACCACCTCCACCACCTGAACCAGTATTTGCTGCACCTGAACCACCGGGGGCACCACCATTACCCGCATTTGGACCACCGAGACCATTGTAATAAGGTACACCACCAGTAGGACCCCGTGTACCACCCCCACCACCAGACCCATATATGTTGCTCCATATTCCATATCTAAATATGTAAGCTCCTTGACCACCATCCGAACCATTACGAGTAGTTACAGGAAAACCGGGTTGCATCGCACCACCACCACCAGCAGCACCAACTATACCTGCTATAGAAACACCACCCACGCTCCCCCACCCATCTGCTGATAGTTTCGAGGAGACTCCACCGATAGTTATATTTCTATCCGCACCACCACCAGAACCACCGGCACCACTACTACCTGCACCTCCACCATTCGCTTGAATAGCGCCAAACTCTGATATACCACCTTGTGTACCAATTGGACCACCGCGACCAACTTTAATAGTCGTATTTGGAGTCACAGCAACACCCCGTCTAAAGACTACTTCACCACCACCACCACCACCTTTTGGGGCGGATAGTCCAGTAGCTGAAGTACCTCCACCCCCACCCCCAACCACAACAATATCTGCGTACTTCACACCCACAGCTGGCCATGTGTACGTCGTTTGCACATCTGAGCCTGTATAAAGAAACGCCAAAGTTTCTTCGGAACTGAGAAGAGTATCCTCTCCCGACGTGGCATCACCGAATAGGAGTGTACCATCTGGATTACACAGTAACGTATCCATATGTTACATTTATAGAAGATTTTATTTAACCCATTTAAAAAAATAAACTCTCACTATACTATAAAATGTCTGGTGGTATTGCTCAACTCGTAGCTGTGGGTGCTCAGGACGTGCACCTCGTCGGTCAACCCGAAGTCAGCTTTTTCCGCTCTACTTATAAACGTCACACGAACTTTTCCCAAACAACTGAACGTCAGGTGATTCAAGGGAATGTTTCCAATGGTGGTATGTCCACAGTCCGCTTCGAACGCAAGGGTGACCTCTTGGGCTATGTCTACTTGGTCGCCAATGATGGTTCGGAGACCAAAGAATTTAGCAACGTTGAATGGCGAACCATGATTTCCAAGGTGGAACTCCTCATCGGTGGTCAAGTTATTGACGAACAAGACTCTACCTTCTCGACTCTCATTGCCCCAACTCTCTTCGCGACCTCAACAGCGAAGTCCGTCGGTGGTGACCTTTTTGGTGGTGTCACTGTTTCTCGCTTTTACCCCCTCCGATTTGCCTTTTGCGAAAACTGGCAATCGGCGCTCCCCCTCATCGCCCTCCAGTACCATGATGTGGAAATTCGCATCACTTGGGGCTCCGCAGCTGCGAATTCCAGCAAGAAATGGGATGTCTACGCCAACTATGCGTACTTGGATACCCAGGAACGTGAAATCTTCGCGTCTCAACCACAAAATATGATCATGACCCAAGTCCAAAAGGCGATTGCCTCGGGTGCCAAGATCCAGGAGCTTAACTTTAACCACCCAGTCAAGTATTTGGCGGCGGCGGATGCTTCGGCGGTTGCTATGGTCAGCACCACTGGGAATAAGCTCAAGCTCCAAATTAACGGTACTGATGTCGCGGATTACAAGTTTGCGAACCCCAACTTTACCAGCGTTCCACTCTACTACCACACTTCTCACGGTAGCGTCGCCCGAGGTACGAAGTTGTTCTTCTACCCATTCTGCTTGGATGCCTCCAAGCTCCAGCCCACTGGGTCCCTCAACTTCTCTCGTCTTGATTCGGCGCGTATCATTAACGATACCGCGAACTCGGACAAGGATGTGTATGCCGTGAACTACAACGTTCTCCGTATTGAGAACGGTATGGGCGGACTTTTATATTCTAACTAATTAGTAAATTACCATGTTTTGGAACATAGTATTCCTACTCGCCATCGTTTTTGTATTGTCGTACGATCCCAAATCCAGGACGCTTGAAAAGTTTGTTGGTCAACCAACACCACCAACACAGCGTTCATGTGAACCTACACATTACCAAGCCGTACAATTTGCACACAGTTCTTATGAATGCCCTACTTAAAAGGGAGAAGCTAGAGTGAACTATAATGATTCAAATGGACCGAGAAACTCTCATGATGGTCGCCACAGTCGTGGCGATCGCTGGTATTATATTTTTGTTCCGTGAAATGAACAAAGCGAAGGCGGATGTTGAAAATCTTAAGAATTTCTCAGCCCAAATCGTGCACCATCTCAGCAACCCCCAACCCATGATGGTTCAACAAACGCCCGAATCTGCGCCTGTGCCCGTGCCCAAACCAGAAGTAAAAGTGAGTGAACCAAAGAAGGAAGAATAATCATATCCAGGTATTATAACTTGCGAATGCGCAATGAAAAAATACAAAGCTATAGCGATACCCGTCAGCCTCGTGGATGACAAGCCAAAGTTCCTTACTGTGAGGGACCGAAGATATAAGGATTGGATATTTGTCACCGGTGGGTGTCGACGACGTGAAATATTTAATCCACTCCGATGTGCTCTCAGAGAGCTTGAAGAAGAAACTAGGGGTGTCATTTCCCTCAAACACGGTGAATACACCGAATTCAAATTTACAGTTAAGGAGAGCCCTATGGTGGACCTCGAATACAATGTGTATATCTTTTTTGTGGATTACACCAGACAGGACCAGCAGAACCTCATAAAACGTTTTTACGACGAAAAACAGAAGATGAATATGAAAAAATTACAAAAATTACCAATTAAGAAAACCTATGACGAAAATGATTACATGAGCTTTGACTGCCTCGAGGAGTTTAATACACGCAAACGATGGAAACTTATCATTGACAACGTCATCAAGAATCCAGAATTTTACTCGTGTGTAACTTCTTTAAATAGAAAAACCTTCTCTATTAAGTAGAATGAAGTCAACCACTTATATTTTGATGCAAATTGGAGAACTCCTCAGAACGAATAGAGGTCTATGCGATGAAGAAATTGAGGACCGACTTCGAGAGATTGAAGATAAGACGGTCTACGAACTTCTTCTTATCAAGAAGGAGCTCGAGGAAACGCAGGAGTTTCCAGATGTTTCCTTTACACGATGGTTTAGAGGTTAGACACGATACCTAGGTATGTTTAACAGTTGGTGCATCAAACAAAAATTTAACAATGCAACCAATCTATCGCATGTGCTCATGGACGGTGGTGTCCTTTCCGTGCCTTTCGATAAATTGAATGAATTCCATGAGAAGTATATAGAGGCTGTTCGCGCCGGTGAAAAACTGTTTGTCGTTGAACAGAAGAGCCCAACCTATAACTTCTTTGTAGATATCGACTACAAAGACGAGAAAGCCCTCACGATTGAGGAAATTCAAGATATTTGTAAGATTATTTGTGACAAAGTGAAGCGCCACGGTGGTAAAGAGTGTCTCATTTGTGTCGCACCACCAAAGAAGTCTGGGACGCTCATAAAGACTGGAATTCACTTGAACTGGTCTGGATTTGTTGTGAATCAGTCATCAGCTCTCGCACTTCGTGAACACATACTCGTCGCTCTTTCAATGGCGAGAGGCTCGACAGATTGGAACGATATCATAGACTCCTCGGTCTATGGGAACCTCACACGAAAAACAAAAGGAAGTGGTCTCAGAATGCCGTGGTCCTATAAACTCGCAAAGCATGAGCCTTGTACAGGTCAAGGGTGTGATGGTTGTAAAGGCACGGGTAAATTGGTACAAGTTGCTTACCTCCCAGTCTTTGTATACAAATGTGGTCCACTGAGTACATTATTGAGAATTGGGTCCGAACCAAACCTAGATATTCTTACGATGTCTTCAGTGCGAACGGATTGTACAGACTTTGTAACGATTGAACCACCATCTGCAACTATTAAGGAGGGTTCGTTTACATCAGCGCAAACACGGGATGAAGTCCAAGATGATGAGCTTCGGGGTCTCGTTGAACAGTTTGTTCAAAAGAATATGGAGGGACAAGAACAGGCAAATATTACAAAGATATTCAAACATAGGGACACCTATTTGGCATCAACGACATCAAAATATTGTGAAAACCTCAGGAGACCACATAGTTCTAATCACGTTTGGTTTATCGTGAGTGGACGAGAAATTCTACAAAAGTGTTTCTGTCGTTGTGAGACACTCAGAGGTCGTCGGGATGGGTTCTGTAAAGATTTTTGTGGGCGTCGTCACCAACTTTCGGCACAAATTGTGAGTAAACTGTACCCAACCAAGTCTGCTATTGAAAAGTGTCCAGAAATCAAAAAGTTTAAAGAACAACCCCAAATCAAACAATCAGATGTAAAACCGGAGTTAGAGGCATACATCCAAAAACATATGACGATGGGTGAAGGTGTACGTGTCGCGAGTATTGCAAAGGTAAAGACTTCATTTGTGGCGCTCACGACCTCGAGGTTCTGTGAAAGAATCAAAGGTGAGCATGGTCCAGAGACGCACATGTCATACGTCATACAGAAGAGTCATATAACTCAAAAATGTCCACTTTGTGTCGATGGTAAGAATAAACCTACAAGTAAAACACATGTACTTGGAACAAGTGTAACAAACATATTATATCCACAAAAGACACTTAAACAATAGTATCCTTAATAGTCAAATGGTGGAAACCAGAACACGTTCAGGACGTCAGATAAAGAAACCCGAGTATTTCAAGCCTACCGAAACCGTATTTGAAGATGATTATCGAGATGATGAACATGACACTGACATCGATTCGGACATAGATACAGAGGATGAATATCACTCAGAAGATGATGAGGACAGTGAGGATGATGAGGACGAGGGGAGTCTTAAGGATTTTGTTGTCGACGATGAAGATGAGGAAAGTGAGGAAGAAGACGCTTAAAAAAAACAGAGACTATATTAAAAATGGAAACAGACATAGGAAATCCAATTCAATATGATCCATTAATTGACCCTTTAAACCGCGAGATGAATGAAGATAATAAACAAGAGAATCAATATTATTTTCAACCACCTGAAATGTCGTCGTACATGCCACAACAACACTATATGCCTCAGCAACAACAACCCAAATTTGATTTATCTGGGATTGATAAAAATACTTGGATCATCGCATTCGCTGTCTTTCTCCTAGGCTTTTTCATGGGGAAAACCATGCAACCAGTAATCCTCCGGTACACTTGAGAATCCAACAAACGTGCCAATATCCCCATACGTTGGAGGAATGAAGTGATCCACAAATGGACCTCTATACGTATCCTCAATAAACCCATCAGTGGTCGAAGGTTGTTCCCTGACTCGCTCCTTTTTGTTTTTTAAATTCAAGTTCTGTTCAAAAAACAAAATAAAGATCGCACTCGTCAAAATCACAGCGATAATTATGTTTAACATTCTGTTTAAAAGTACTAAATATTATTTATGCGGATGATACTTCAGGTTCACCCTCTTCAGATGTTTCTTCAATCGTAGCATTCGTCGATGATTCCGATTCACGACGCTTACGACGTTCATCAATCTCAGAAGCGACAATTGCATCTGCTTCCTTGACGAGTTCGTCCATTGGGGCATCGGGCTTTTCCTTCTTGAGGCGCTCGAGAACTTCAGCTGGGTGAGAGATGGGAGCTTCATCTGGCTTGGTATAGAATCGAGAGTTATCATCGCCTGGAGTATAGTTAATCTTCGTATCCATCATGCCTTGCTTGCGTTCGTGGAACAATCGAGCAGCTTGAGCTTGGTTTTCTTTGTACCCAAGCATGATTTCCTCCAACTTTTCATTCGTGTAGTGGACATCCTCAATCTTCGCTGGATCTGGTGGAATCAATAGCCACTTGTACATGTCAACGACGTAGATGTCAAACGTTGGGTCTTCTCTTTGGAGACGCTTGGCGTGCGATGCAGCTTCATCACGATTCGCAAACGCTCCACGAATTTTGATGCCAAACTTATCATTCTTTTGTGGAGCCTCCGGTCCAACGACTGAGAGACATGCGTACAATTGACCTGGGACGGTAGTATAATCTTGTTCGAGAGACATTATATGTGTACGTCGGTGTAAAACTTTAAGCCAGCTTAAAAACTACAGGACTTAAGTACTAAATGCACAAGTTTTGGGATAAACAACCTGTGCCTCGTGATGATACGACTCCTGGTGAGATTGAAAAGGAACGTCGTGTAGTGACTGAACCTCTTCGACTTCCACAAGGGTTTTCTTGGGATACACCAACACTACACGAAGCTCACCAACTTCTTACGGACCATTATGTCGCCGACGAGACATTCAAATTAGCATATTCTCTTGATACTCTCAAATGGGCTGCTGAGATGACTGGACACACAAATATTGGTATACGACACACAGATACTGGAGAACTCATTGGATATATTTCGAGTGTTCCCCTAAAAGTTCGCGTTGAGAAGGACATACTCAACATGGTACAAATCAATTTTCTATGTGTACACCCAAAGCATCGCGCGAGTGGATTTGCCCCAATTCTCATTGGCGAAATTAAGCGAATCGCAAATACAAAAGGTATTTGGCAGGCTATATATACAGCGGAAACCAAAATACCTACACCAATTATAAAGTCTACCTACTGGCACCGCTTTCTCAACATTAAAAAACTCATAAAAACAGGATTTTATCAAACAAATCGACCACAAGAAAAATACTATGAAATTCAGGGAAATTCACAATTTAGAAAGATGATATCCAAAGATGTCCCCAAAGTTACTCGAATATTAATAAACTATTTTGCACAGTTTAAGATTGCCCCATCTATCGATAAAGAATGGGTCAAGCGTTGGATACTTCCAACACATTCGTTTGTCAATGATGAAACGAGTGATTTTATATCCTTCTACGACATTCCATATAATCTTGTAGATGGTTCGGATACAGTCCGTCAAGCGTATGCGCTCTATCTCGTCGGGGATGTCTATAACGATGCATTTATACTCGCAAGAAATTTGGGCTATGATGTTTTTAATACTCTCGATGTTGGGCAAGTTCGTTCGACTCTTGAAAAGTTTAAATTTTTAGAGGGCACGGGGCACGTCTATTATTATCTCTTCAATTGGCTTCCATCATCCCAAATTGGTTCTGAAGATATCCAACTTAAGTTGCCTTAAAAGAATGATAAGTGTAGGCTCTATGGAGGAGATCCGCCGTAACCATAATGACGCCAAGAGGGAACTCATCCAGTTTGTAACTCGGGAAGGTGACCAAATATTGGATGTTGGATGTGGTTTCGGTGGCGATCTTCAAAAATGGCACAAGTGTGGTGCGAACATGAGTATGTGTGACCCAGAACCAGAAGCTCTCGTAGAAGCTCGATCGCGCGCTAAAAATATGCACATACGTGTCAACTTCTATGAGGGTGACATTCATAGCTGTCCAAATCGAAAGTTTGATGTCATCTGTTATAACTTTTCACTTCACTACATATTTGAGACAAAAGATAAGTTTTTTAGTTCAATACGAGAAATTAAGAAGAGAATAAAGCCTGGTGGTAAACTCATTGGTATCGTACCAGATTCCGAGCGGATTATATTCAGAACACCTCTCAAAGATGATATGGGAAACTTCTTTCTCATGAAGACTCATGGAAATGGGGACTATGGTGAAAAGCTCTTTGTACACCTAGTAGACACACCATTTTATGCAGATGGACCGAGAGCGGAGCCAATAGCGTATAAAGACCTTCTTGTGACCCACCTCGAGGAATTGGGATTTTCATTAGAAATGTGGGAGGGACTCGAGGGAAACCAAATTTCAGAACTCTATAGTAAATTTATATTTGTATATAAGAGATGATCGCGTTCATTGTGTTAATTCTGATCAACCTATGGATTCTCCAACAAACACGAGAACCCCAGGAACTCCTTGATGTCAAGGAAAAATATCGCATTCTTCGTGACCACCTCACCGAAACACAAAATGAAAAGTTTCGAGTGCTAACAAAGTGCATCCCTATCACTGGGGTCAGAGGTATGCGCGATACCGTTGGGTACAATACGAACAAAGGTGGTGATATTTCTATATGTATCGACGGTAAACCAAATGAAATATTCCACGTTCTCTTACACGAATTAGCGCACTGTACAGTCGACGAATATTCACATTCAGATGATTTCTGGACAAATTATATCGAACTCAGAGACATGTGTGTTGGTCTAGGTATCTATGAAAAGATTCCAGAACGAACAAAGTTCTGTGGTCAACACGTCCAGGATAAATAATCTAGGTGTAGATTAAATGAAGACTCCAGTGTCCGTTTTACTAATAGTTATTGCCTATTGGATTGCGATATATGGTATCACAATTATACCAAGTTTAAGTCGTAACTATACACTCAACCTATTGTGGTTGACTGTGGTTATACCAAATGTTTTCCGTTTCATTATTGGAAACATTCCACGTCTGGCGGTAGATCGTCTTTTCTTTATGAGCACGAGTATCATCGCGTTAATAATTACGTTCATAGCGAACAAAATTTGGGGATCAACGAGAGATGCGGTGAAGGATTACGGGGGTGACAGAGGCAAGACACTTAAGTTGAGTGCCGTGCTCATGACAGCCTTTGTGACAGGAGCGTTGATTACCTATTTCGTAGGTATCGATAAATCAATCTATAGTAATATGGGTTGGGAATCGAATAATCAAGGCTTGACGATGTAATCCTTCACGAGGTAAAAGACTACAGCCGCAACTAACCCTGTAGATGCCAAACCAATCATACTTCTACCCCCCTGTTCGTTAAGGAACTTGGGGATAGAGGTCACCAATTTGTCTTGTACTGGCTTACTGACAGCGAGCGCCGCGGCAGCACCAGCAACGAGAGCAATCATTTGGTCATCCGTGAGATTGAATGGGTTCTTGCTTTCTGGTTGCTTCACCTTGGGTTCCGCCATCATATAACCACCCTGGGGCTGTGGAGCGGTCATTTGTGGCATCATACCCTGCATTCTTGGTTCATCAGTCATCATTGGTGCGTCCATCATAATATCGTGAATGGGTGTAGAGTCCATCGTCTGTTTACTTTGGCGTATATTTTTTTCGGGTTCTAAAAACGCCGATTTGCTGGGATTTACAAAGGTCGTCGTTGGATTGTCATTCAGTGGAACCATACCATCGCCATTATCAGAAAGGTTCATGGTGTGCACCTGGGAAGCCATTTAATATACAAGGATGTTTTTGAGAAATCTGAGTGACGCACCCCTAAGTGACTCACGTCAGTCATTATAGTATTATGTCTCACCTACAGAGTGTTCACCAAGGGTCTTCCATTGCGGGTGGAATATGTCAGAAGTCCGAAAATACACTCACATGCGCCCTGAAGGAAAATATGTGGCGACCGAATCGCTTAAGGAAATAGTCCATTTTCATAACAACCATGAATGACTATGTGCATCAACCCATGATTACTTATATAGGTAATAAGAGGAAACTCGTCTCCACCATTGAGGACGTCATCAAAAAACTCAATCCAAAGACATGCGTTGATACATTTTCAGGGTCTGGGGTTGTGTCTAGAATGTTACTTACACATTGTGATACATTATACGTAAATGACCTAGAAAGATATTGTGAAGTATTATCACACTGTTTTTTGAAAACACCCTCACTTGATGATCAAGCGGAGATACAAAGACATATACAACACATGAATACATGTCCAATAGCGGATGGACTATTTTCGGAACTCTATGCACCACGCGATTGGAATCAGATCCAAGAGGGAGAACGATGTTTCTACACAAAAGAAAATGCAAACCGTATCGATGGTATGATTGCATACATTGAGACTCATGTTCCTGCGCATCTAAAGATGTACTGTCTCGGACCCCTCATCGTTAAGGCGAGCATACATACAAATACATCTGGGGTATTCAAAGGGTTTCACAAAGGTGGGTGGGGTGGTAAAGGTGGTCACGCCCTGGAACGTATCACACGGAGGATTGATGTCGAATGTCCAAAGTGGTTTGAAACGCCAAAATATGTCAAGGTACATCGTCAAGATGCGTGTACATTTATGGAGAATCTCCCTCCAGTTGACCTCATCTACTTGGATCCACCATACAATCAACATCCATATGGTTCAAATTACTTCATGCTAAATCTACTATGTACGAACGAGAGACCTCATACACTTTCAAAAGTATCAGGTATCCCTGGAGATTGGAATAAAAGTCAGTACAATTACAAGAACAAAATTAGAGAAGCTATGGAACGTACCTTGCGTATAGCGACGCAAAAGGCTAAATATACCCTAGTATCCTACAACAATGAAGGCTTCATCACTCCAGAACAATGGGAGGAAATCCTACAATCCTACACATATGAAAAAATTGAAATAGACTATAGTTGCTATAAGGGAAGTCGAAACTTAAAAAATCGTTCAAATAAGGTCACAGAGTTCTTATTTGTTATTTCGTCTTTGTAATTTTGAGCGTAGTTTTCTTCGTAGCCTTCTTCGCATCGTCCTCCTTCTGTTGCATGTGCTTGGGATTATACATTTTGTTGTGAAGTCTCCACAGGTCTGGACCCCCAACTCTAAAGTTCTTACGTACAGACGCTTTGTACCAGAATATACAATCCTGTATCCTATTAGATTTTACTGTATTATCTAATACGAGACACTCATAATTCTCCGTACACGCATCCATGACTTTGTTGAACATATCAAAACTAGGGAAGATACCAAAAAATGATTTGTACAACTTTTCTCTATTCTGGAGAATGTTTTCTCTGAGTAAAAATACATAATCTATATTTGCTCTGAGAGCTGGTGGAAGGTCCATACAGTACTGCATGGTCAACATGAAAAATATCTTCCAGTGTCGTCCATTCATAAAACACTGCCTGATACATGTATCTTTTAGGAACTTATTATCATACATGCAATCGTCGAGAAGCATGAATGCTCCACAATTTTGTTTACCTTCACCAACTAACTTCTTCTGTCTCGCCATCACCCGATCTATAGCATCCCGGTCATAGTCCCCATAGATGAAGAGGTCTGGAATAAATTCAGAATAAAAGTGATTACCTTCCTCAGTTCCTGAGAGAACTATACCAGCTGGAAGATGTTTCTTGTGGTACATGATATCTTTGACGAGTGTTGACTTACCAGTATTTCGCTTACCAATAAACACACACACTTTATCATCTGCTATCGTCTCAGGTTTGAATTTCCTCAACTGAAGATTCATTCTAAAGTAGTGTCCCGTTTTATTTCATAAAATTTTACTCACATAGAGTAGGAATGTCAGGTCGTTTAAGACTTGCTGCCACTGGTGTTCAAGACCAATGGCTCACCGGTGAGCCACAATTTTCATATTTCCTGATGAATTTTAAGAGACATACCAAATTTGCGATTGACCACGTAGAAAGTCAATTTGATGGACAAATTGATTTTGGGAATATAATAGAATGTCGCATTCCAAATGATAAGGGTGATTTGGTCAAGAACTTTACACTCAAGGTTATTCTTAATGACCCAACCCCAGATACTCCTGGATTCAATAATGTCTATTGGACACCATCCGTCATGTCCCACCTGATTGAATACGCTGAACTTCTCATCGGTGGTCAAACGATTGAACGAATCACTGGGGAATACATCTATATGCATCAACAGTTACACAATACCGATGATGATACACAACAGACCTTGTATTTCCTAAATGGACACGGGGGACAACCACTCAGCTATCAGGGTGAATATACCTATTTCATGGACCTCCCATTCTATTTCTATAGACACCCAAGTCTCGCCATACCAACGTGTGCTCTCACGAAACAACTCGTTGAAATTCGAATTAAAACACGCTCCCTCAAAGAACTTACATATGGGGTAGCCCCTGGAAATGTCGCTGGGAATATTCGAAAGTTTTCAGTCGATACAGAGTTTGTCTTTTTGACCCAAGATGAAAGAAACTTTCTCATGTCCAGACCAATCGATTACGTCATCACACAGTTACAGATGTCCCAATTTGTCATGAAGGCGGGGGAAACGAAAAAATCAGTCATGTTGAATTTTTCACACCCAGTCAAAGAACTCTTCTTTATATCACAATCCGAGTCTTCTGTATCTAATAATTATTCACTTGAATTTAATACGATACAAAACGTTGAACTCCGGTTTAACAATGAAGTTGTCTTCAATCGTAACAACAAATTCCTTGTTTACCAACAAGCGCTTAAGAATTATGTAAACTCCCCAGCCCAAGAATTTGGTATGTATAGCTTTTCACTCAACCCAAACGTGCATTATCCAACTGGACAGGTCAATATGAGTCGTATATCTCATAAATTGTTTACGATTGAGATTGATCCACTCACACCGACGGATGATAACAATACTCGTGTGTACGCCGTGAACTATAATGTACTTCGAGTCGAGAGTGGATTAGCTGGTTTAAAATTTTAGGTTGTTATATTAGTAATGGCTGGGCGTATTCAGCTTGAAGCATCTGGACCTCAAGATAGGTTCTTCACGGTGAACCCCGACTATACCTATTTTTTAGAACGTTTCAAGAAGCATTCAAACTTTGCTACTGAATATGTAGACATAGATCCAGAGACGACCGCGAACTTTGGAGACAAAGTGAAATTTGTGATTCCACAGAATACTGGTGACTTGGTGAAGACACTCAGCATAAAGATGAAACTACCAGCCATTGGGAGTCAAATTGGATACATAGAATCTATTGGGCACGCCATCATAGAATATGCGGATCTTATCATCGGGGGTAAAGTCATCGAACGTCTCACGAGTGACTATCTTCAAATATATTCAGAACACTTCGTGACCCAGACGAAACAGTATGCACTTGAAAAGGTCATTGGTAAGTATCCAGAGCGAGCAATCTCCACTCGGGTCTCAGACAAAGAGATACTTTCATCGCTTGTTTTGGAATCAACGGTTGACCAAGATTTCTTCGTAGATTTACCATTTTACTTTTACAATAATCCAGAATTGGCTATTCCAATATGTGCTATTAAACAGCAGGAAGTTGAAGTTGAACTTAAATTGAGAGACTTTGAATTTCTGATAGTAAAAACAGATGGCACTTATGAGGCTCCGGCGACTACCCCAAGTATTAAGGAATTTCAATTATGTACGGAGATTGTCTTTCTTGATCCATGTGAACGTATCAAACTTGAGAACGAAAAGAGAGATTATCTGATTACCCAAATACAACAGAATATATTTGATATTCCCCAAGCTACCCAAACTGGGACGTTCAAACTTCAATTTATAAATCCAGTCAAAGAACTCTACTTTGTGATTCAGAGACAGGGAGATATTGGATTTGGTGAAGGTCAATTCATAACTCCATTTGATTATGATAATACATTAGAACGAGCTGGGAATAAACAGATACTTTTTGAAAACTTGGATTATCTCACACTCGATTTGGATGGACAACCCATCATCACCAGAGAAATCGGAAATGTTATATTTCTAAAAGCTGTTCAAGCGTGTATTCACCACTCAAAGACCCAACTTCTTCGAAGGTTCTATTCCTATAGTTTTGCCCTAGAACCAGAGAAGTGGTACCCCACAGGACAGGTTAATTTCACTCTCATCAAAGAGCAAATTCTAAACCTAAGTCTGACCCCATGTGTAAATTACCCAAGACAAGTTCGCGTGTACGCCGTGAGCTATAACACCCTCCGTGTTAGTGGGGGAATTGCAAAAACTATTTTTGATACAAAATACTAAATGAAAACTGGATTTGGTGAAAGTTCTGGGGCTTACGAAGAGTCTCAGGCGAATGCGCTCATAAGTATCCTTCTTCCAGTCCTTGAGCAGAGTATGATTCTGGCGGCGCAGTATGCGAAAGCGTGTGGTCGTGATACGATACTTGGTGAGGACATGGAATACGCCATCAAGTATTGTGCAATGTATACGGTTGGACGGAACATTGGTTCAATTTGTCCAGAAATTTATGACGAAGAGTCAAGCGACGAAGAGGATTTGGAAGAGGTCGACGCAGAAGAGTGTCCACCATTTGAGCGTTATTCAGGACAAGAGTCTCTCTTCATTCAAATGAATGAAGCGTGCGATCGATGGAACACCTGGGTTCCTCAGAGTCCGGTAGAAGAGATGTTAAAAAATGCTATTAATAGTAATGAGTACATCTGACCTGGAGGGTTGGACAATATCCGAATATAAATCATTTAAAGTTACAGGCGACGACTCGGATAGTAGCTCTGATTCAGACGACGACGAGGATGATGAACAAATTTTTGCCAAATCCAAAGTTGTCAGAAGACAAAAGTATAAAAAATTGGTACAAAAAGAGGAATTACTTCCAGAGTAAATTATTTTCCAACCGTATAGTATAAAACTCACCATGGACTCTGCTCTTAAGACTGTCAACCTTGTGACCCAAGAACTCGAAACCCAATCCCTCAACGCCATCGTTGCGGGCTTCAGCTTCGCTGCGGCGATGAGCTGGATGGACTTGGTTCGTTGGACCATCCACGAACTCATTAAGGTGCCAAAGAACGGCGGTGTCCAGTACGCACTCACTGCGACCTTGACCACCTTGTTGTCCATCGTGGTCTACATGGTCGTGTCTACCATCTCGACCCGTGTCTCCAAGCCAGCGCAACCAGTCTTCGCGATTACCCGTTAAGTTGGTGGTGGTAGTAGGGGCAGTGGCTTTCGACGCACGATAAACATTAGAATTATACCAACTAGCACAATTATACCAATAGAAAGATACTCTTTCCATCTATAAGAATTCCTCAAAACTTCAGGAATACTTATTAATGGCGCCTTGACCTCATCCTCGTCCTTGACCTCGTCCTCTGTGATTGGAACTTTTGGTAGATTTTCTAATTTATCAGTCGTCCCAGTGATTTCAAATTTCATGATGTGATCTTGATTTCTGAAATCATATGGAATCAGGCGACCATGACTCATGTAGAAGAACTCAATTTGCATATCACTTATATACGTTTGTGGACCACGATAGAATTCGTGTTTTAGGGGATCATTTGTACCATAATGATTTATGATTTCTGAACCGTCAAGAAGAATATGACCTGTATAAAAGGGTGTTGTGGAGTATACAGTTTTTGTTAATTCATCGGAGCCAAGTGTTAGTTTCAGAATCAAAGAATTTGGTCCATCCAAGTTGATCACCCCAGATGTCAATGAATAGTTTGTGGAGACCTGATTCTCTGATGAAAACCCCATAAGTTGATGGGGTGTCGTGAGTGCTACATTACTCGAATACCCATTGGTTCCATCAAAGAATTCAAGAGTAAAGTTTCCACTATTCGTTGTATTCGAAAAGTTCAACG